CGCGTGGACATGGCTGCGCGTCGAGTGCTTCGGACTGGTTTTGTTAAAACCTAGGGGCGTCCGAGCAACGACGTCCAGCCGTGGGCGATGGTGGGCCACCAAGCTTTCCGCGCCGCGTCCTCGACCTCACCCAGCTCGGGCATCTTGATCCCGCTGCGCACAAAGATGCGCACGCACTCCTGGTGCGCGGCGAGCTCTGCGGGCGTCAAGATCTCCTGCAGCCTGTCGCCGAGGCCGTAGGCGTGGGCGCTGAGCCGAGCATAGTTGGCGAGGAGGTCGGAAGCGCCTTTCACCTTCCGGCCGAGCACGAGGGAGGCGTGGGTCTTGAGGGGGTCGGCGACGATGCCGTAGCGCGAGAATCGCCAACCGCAGAAGCCGGTGAGGTCTCCGGGCCGCTGTGTGTGGACTACCGGTTTCCCTTCGAGCAGGAGCCGCTTCTGGATCAACGCGAAGCTGGGCTTCTCTTCCGCGAGGCAGTCCTGGGCCATGTCGTCACCAGCGAAGACCAGGTTGGCGCGGTCCGGGACGGCGAAGCGGGTGAAGTGGTACGCGATGTTGCAGGCCGTGTTGGCGTCGAACGTCGGACCCTCCCCCGACAAGCGCATGATGCCCAGGAAACCAGTGAAGGCGCGTGCGTTCATCTTGAGCCGGAGGTAGCGGTCGAGCACGTCCGCGGGCACTCCCACGTGTTGGCCATGGTAGTACTCGAAGGCAAGCATGCTCGCGTCCTGCGACTGGTCGAAGCGGGTGTAGTCGTTGGCGAATGCTGGCCCGTCGTGCCGCCACTGCTCCCTGACCCAGTCGCTGAGCTGCTCAGGGCGCGTGCCGCAGTTGACGAAGATCCGCTTCGGCTCGAAGTGCTCGCGGACCTTGCGCATGTACCGCGCCATGATGCCGAACTCCATGACCACGGTCTGCTTGAACGAAGCGATGGCTTGGCCGGCTTTGGCAGGTTGACCCATCTTCTCCGGCTTCTTGACCCACTGGCTCTTGTTGAATAGCGCCACCATGAAGTCGTCGAAGTCGGGGCTCTGCCGCGTGGCACCGTTGATCAGCTGGGCGACCGACTTCTCCCCATACTTGGCGGCGACCTCGCGCTCGCACGTGCTCCAGAGGGCCGACTGGAATGTGAGCGGCGCCTGCGGTAGGCCCATCGCCACGCGGTAGTTCTCAAACAGCGTGCTCCCGATGCTGAGCTTCGCGCGGAAGTCGGCGGCGTTGGACGCGGCGTCACCAGGGACGATCCGGGCGCCGAGCGTGAGCTGCCACAGGGCCTCGTCTTTCGCTTGCTGGTGGGGGAAGAGCTGCACGAAGGGGTCCTCGGTCTGGAACACGTTGGTGTACCCGTCTCCGACTCGCGCCTCGCGGTCGAACTTCTCCCCGGCGGCTTCCACCAACTCGTCGTAGTGGGCGTCGAGCGACTCCGGGGGAATGTGCGTGCGCAGGGGCCCTGTCTCGACGACGACGGCCTCGGGAGCCGTGTGGTCTCGCGGCTGGGAGTCTACGTCCCGGAAGGCGTTGACGAAGCT